TCAGATATTATGTCGCAATCTATCGTGCGCAGCTTGAAAGCGAAGAAGTCATTGATTTAGATGATGATATTGATGAATAATGCGCAAGAAGTCACGAAAACGATCAGAATTAGTTGACTCTGTCGAGAAGAAGGCATTGCTTCTGTTTGAAAAGCTGGAGCGTGACTTTTACCGTTCTGTAATCAAGGAGTTCCGTGATGTCTTGACCTTCAAGGACAACATGATTGTCAACTCTACAAAGAATCACGTTGCTCTTCATAAACTTGCTGAATTTCAAGAAAAGTTTAAGAAAACAAAGGTGATGCCGATCATCACATGGATCGCCAATCAGCTTATTAAAATCACCAAGACGAATGTCGAATACTTTGACAATTTCGATGTGAAGAAGATACAAGGCAAGGTGACGAAAGATAGCGTTGCAAAGTATGGCATCAAAAAGACTGGCAATGTTGTCAAGATAGCAAAGGGAAGTCTGCTGGATCAGTTGAGCAAGTTTGAAGAACCATATATGGCAATCAGAAATATAGGCACAAGAGCGATTGCTCAAGGAATGCCATTGAAAGAATTTCAGTCAGTTATAAAGAGTGAGATTTTACCAGAAGGCAAGTTTGGAAAGATAAAGAGTCACTTTCAGACGATAGCGCAAGACTTATTTGTTGAGCATGACAGAAATGTGAACAACGAATTTGCAGACAGACTTGGACTGATGGCATTCATCTACGAAGGAGGATTGATTGAAACATCAAGAGAATTTTGTCAAGAGAAGAATGGAAAAGTATTTACACGAGAAGAAGCAGAGCAATGGGCGTTTGAAGATTTTGATGGAAAGCCTTCTGGCGGTTATGATCCTCTTTCAAATATGGGAGGGTATAATTGCAGACATCATGCAGGGTGGATAGATGAGAAAGAAGCTATAAGGCGCAGACCAGATTTAGAACAATATTTCAAAGACAAAAAAGCCAACAGATGATCGTTAGATTTACAAGCTATGACTATGAAAAATATATGGAAGATGACTATGATTGGAGAGACACAGAAACTTACATTTATGTCGACATGAGTGAGATACCAGCATTCTATCAAGTTGATGAGCAGTTCATGGTCATCAATATAATGGGTGCGGAATATCTTATTGACTGCCAAGTTTCACGATTTATTCAATATCTTGGAACTCCTATGGTTTACGAAGCAAATAATATCACAGCGAATTGAAACACATCAACGAGGCATATCAGTTTTTTTTGACGTTTCCAGATACTGGATTGACTCAAGTATATCCAGATATTGGCGAGTTATCATGGCAATGGGAGTATCATGATGATCAGCGTGTCTGGACACTTGAACTTGATACTGATCTTGTCTTTACTGACAACACAGGTCATGCTACATTTTCAAAACTGTCAGCATTTGAAGAAGATACAGTTGGCTGTTATGAGATACCTTTGACGATTAAGTATCGCAAGTCAGATCAGACATGGCAGCAATGCTATGTTGGATATTTACCATATCGCAAAGGTTCGTGGGATTATTCAAGGGCAACGCTTGAAATAAAGCCTGTCAGCAATGATTCAATGAGATGTGTGATAAACAACTGGAAGATTAAGAAGAACCTTTTCGATGTAGAGGCACGAAAGACTTTAAATTCTATTGTTGGAGAAATAGAAGAAAAGATTGTCAGCAGATATGATGTCATTCCTGATCCACCTCCGGGAGTTGGATGGGTCGCAATAAGAATTGATAAGATTACAGAATATGATGACAATCAATACACAGGAAATCCTCTTTATATATTATATGTTGTCACTTATGCACGAGAATTTACTACATCTGTTCAGACCAGCGATGAGTGGACATTAATTGGTGGCACATATTATCGAGAACCTGCGATTGCGAACAAAAGGACATCGACATCATCTGTTCAAGTTGGTGGTTCTGGTGTCGCTGTTGAAGTCACAGAAACGACACAATGGGATATTATTGACATAACTGCTGACAATGGCATTCCGTTGAAAGATGCGATTGAATATCTTGCTTCGCAATGTTCATTGTCTGTTATAAGCGAGTTCTTTTCTATTAATTCGACAAGCGAAGAAATATATCTGAAAGAATATGAAGATGCAGCAGTTGATTTCAACAATGTTGTAATTTATCAAGCGAGTGATTTAATAATTCCAGATGCCAATCAAAACGCAACCATTCTTGAACAGTCGTTTGAAACTTTGCTTGGTGACTTGATGACAAAACTTGATTTATATGTCTTTTATGACACGAGTCTTTCTGCACTACGAATAGAGCATTCAAGCTATCGAGCAAGAAGAAGGATGTTGAATCTTGAGCAGAGCGAATTTGCACATGATCTCAGAGGAAAACGATCCTACGAATATAATGAAAGCGATTTCCCACAGATTGAGTTGTTTACTGATGGCTATGAAGATTCAGGCGTTGATTTTGCTGATGCAAGAATTGAATATGAGGCAATCTGTTCATCTAATGATTCACAAACGAAAGAAAATGAGTATAAGTGTGAGAACAGTATTTATGATCTTGCTGCCATATACAAGAAAGACGAGTTGCTTGAAGAAAAAGATATCAGAACAGCGATGGTAATTGTTGCGCTTGATTCAAGTAATAATGTAATCTATGACAAAGGTGAAATATCTGGCAATGTTATCGCTAATGGTGTATTTGCGTGGGCAAATGTATTGCCAAAATATCATCTGAGAAACAGACCATTGCTTGAAGGAACTATCAATGGCAAGGTGACAGAGTTCTCACAGACCAAGCCAATAAGAAAGCAGAATGATTTGACTGTTTCGATGTCACGAACTGATTTCTTCACTAATTTCAAAGCCGAAGATAGAGTCAAAACGCAGTTTGGATGGGGTGAGCCACAGTCTGCTGAATATAATGAACCGACACAAGAACTTGACTTGAGTGTTGCTTTCAGAATAAAAAGATAAATAAACAAAGTCATTGTTCATGCCTTGATTTAGTCAAATAATTGCATCTATTATGCGAACAAAGTTTTCAGAATTATCAACGATACCATTCTACACCTCAAGACAAGAGCAGCATCTCTACACATTTGATAGCAATGTTCCTGTATTACTGTTTCCTGACTTTGGTTCGATTAAGTTTCAGCTTATATTCAAAAATGATCTTCAGACGTATCAAGGTGCTACAATTAAAAGCGATACAGCAACGTACGTTCCTGACTCTGTGACCTACAATAGCATCACACAAGATGTTGACAATGATGGCAATGATGAGTTCTTTCTTCAATTCGATGGCTTTACTTACGCAGCACCACCAACAGAAGATAAATATTGGATTGAACTCTTGATTAATGGAGTGACGTATTATTCAGAAGTATTTTTCATTTGTTCTGCCAAGTACAAAATTGAGTGGTATGATGACTGCTCATCAAAAGACTTTGGAAATTTTGATTCTGGATGGAAGAACATCTTGTATCTAAATGACTTTTTTCCGACAGTAACAAACATTGAAGAACAGATTGAAGAACGTGCTGATGGTTATGGCAACAACAAGAAAATATACCAAAGATCAGAAATCGTTTACACAGCGCAAGTAAAAGGCTCAAACTTTCTGCGCCACGCATTTAATAACATCAAATATTATGACAATATAGAGTTGACACACATCGCCTCTTCACAAACGTGGACAATTTATGATCTAAAAGGTGAAAGTGGCGGTGGAAATGGTGCTTATGCGCTTGATATAAGCTATAAAACGGAAGATTATGAGAAACTTGAATGTAACATCAGCGCATATGAGAACGCTCCATATACCGACCCTGATACGCCTTCTCCGGGTGATCTGACTTGCGGTGCTTTTGCTGTCACAATAGTTCAAACTGGCTTTCAGTTATCATATACGTTGTTAAATGATCCAGATGCAACAGTAGTTGAAGACATAACATGGACAAGAAATGGTCGATTTTTGGGCAAGGGATCAACAGTAACGCTTGGTGATTTTGGAAATTATGGAGTTCGCATACAAAAGAAGAATTGCATTGTAACAGATTATTACAATTATCAAGACGTTTGCATCGCTATGCAGACAAGCGTTAGCGTAAACAATGACATCATAAATGCCTCTACATCGAATGCACCATCTTCTGTCTCTTATGAAGTTTACAATCCATCTGGTTCTCTTGTCAGTAGCTCATTGCCATATACTGCTGTTGCTGATGGTGTGCATACAGTCAAAGTTGCTTCTGGTGATTGTGAAAAGATATACAATGTACCTGTGAACATTACAGGATCAGTTGATTGCTCGTTTACTTTTGAACTGTCGAAAGATGCTTCAAATACTTTGAGTGTTGTAAACAACACAGCAGTCACTTATTCTGTCGAATGGTTCAAGGTTATCAATGGGAATGAAGAGGTTTCTGTCGGCACAGGTGACACTCATGACATTGATGGTGAAGGCTTGTTCATTGCAAGAATGACATCTTCTGGCTGTTCATTAGATGTGCTTTATGTTTACCTTGAGACTGCTGTCAATCAAGGTTTCACATTTCAACTGTATGAAAGGTCATTGAATTACTCAGGATCAAATTATGATGTTGCGAACTTTACGCTTCCGCATCCAAGCATATTCACAGAAGATGAGATTGATGATCGTTTGAGGGTTGTTGTTAATGGAGTCACATACGCATACAAAGGAACTACAACTGCGATCAATGAATACACTATTGACTTTGCAAATAATAGGATAACTCCTCATGTCGCATTTGCGACTGATGACATTCAGCTTTATAGAACATTTATCAAGAAGTAATGAGAATAATACTTTCAATATTATTTTGTTTTGCGTATTTATTTGGTTTTTCTCAAGTCAAGAATAAACAGATGGAGACAAGTGCTTCTCCAACTATGTTTTTGATGACCAAAAATGATGCTACACTTGGCAATGTCAGACAGTTTGTGACAGCTTCAGAGGCTGCTGATACATTGAATGCAAATTTTAGCTTTAATAATATATACAACATTGATGGCACTCTGACAGGAACAAGATCATTGTCATTGGCAGGTTATGATCTTACGTTTCTGCAAAGTGGAATTGGTGACGTTGTCTTTTATGGCAATAATTCAGTATGGACAAACTATACAAACTCACATCAAGCAAAGATTGGATCGTATAATAGTGGAACTTTTGTAGGTAGTGAATCGGCTTCACCTTTTGAGTTCATAATTGGAAATACTGCTCAAGCGATTATTGAAAGTGATGGTGATGCTTATTATTATAATGATCTTGGGGTTGGTATTTCTCCTGTCTATGCTTTGGATGTAGTTGGAGAGTTCAGGTTGAATAATGCAACAGAGGGAATTGATAGAGTTCTCAGATCGGATGCAAATGGTCTTGCTTCATGGGTTGATCTTGGAACTCTTGGAGGTGGTACAGATGATCAAACATTGCAAGAGGTATTGACAAGCGGCAATGATGCTGGAGGCTTAGATGCTATGAATTTCGCAGAGGTAGAAGCCGATGAATTTATTGGCGATTTAAGGGGAGCAGTTCTGTTTAAAGCACAGGCAGGAGAAAATTTAGCAAAAGGACAAGTAGTTTATGTCTCAGGCATTTCAGGGAATACGACAATAGTCTCTAAGGCAGATGCTGATGATGCTGCTAAGATGCCGGGCTTTGGGGTAGTGGCAGCCTCAGCCAATTCAGGCAATCCTGTTGATATTTATACCTTTGGCACACTATCAAATTTAAATACATTAGCATTTTCTTTAGGTGATATATTATACGTCTCCACGACTGCTGGTCAATTAACTGCAACTCCTCCAACTGGGGAATCAGCGTTAATACAAAATATAGCAAAAGTAACGAGGGTAGATAATTCTGCGGGTTCGATAAAAATATCAGGCGCAGGAAGGACTAATGCTACCCCTAACTTAAATACAGGTAGACTATTCGTGGGTAATGCCTCGAACCAAGCGGTAGCAGATGGGACAATTTATGTTGATATAGCGAATAGTAGGGTAGGCATTGGCACGTCAAGTCCTGATAAATCACTTGTTGTGTCGGGTGCAAATTCAGAGATAGTCATAAATGATACAGATAATGCTCCAGAATTAAGATTCCGAAACTCAGGTTTAACATCAGGTTCAATTCAGATGACAAGTGGACAAGATATGAGGTTCTTAACAGGTGGAACATCTGAAGCAATGCGGATAACAAGCGGAGGAGATGTAGGTATAAATACCTCATCACCGAGCGTAAGACTTCATGCAAAGTCATCCTC